CGTTCTATCGTGGGGGCCGAAGGCGACGCCCCTACTGGTGGGGCTGGAGGGTCACGGGAACGAGATCCCGAGGATGGATCGGCATCTATTCCCGAATGTGGGGAAGGTATTCGTGGTGACGACTATGGTGCGTTCGGGGGTGGCCGGGTCGACGACCCACCACCTGAGCCTGACCAATCATCACTCGGAGCCTCCGGTACTAGTGGAGGTAATCCCCCACGGTGGTTGGGGTGCAGCGGAGGACCTGTACCCCCACGTAAAGCCGACACTGTCCCTCATGCACGACAGCGTAATGAGGAAGACGATAATGATTATCGTTTTGGAGAAGACTTTGAACCACTCATTGTCTCCTTCAAGGTTGCTGACGCTGGAACCAATGTTGCCGATTCGTCTGGCTTCGTCAATGTTGTATGGGACGAAGGAGGCGTCTTGTGTGAGGTTCCGGGTCTCGGCAGCGGACAGTTCGGATCAGGACTCCTACTCTCTGCTTATGGCAGCCGACCTTCCGAGTCCGATTTCACGGACCACGTTAAAGCGGCATACAGCTTTTACGTCGAAGGGCGCAGGCTTGACGCAAATCGTAGATCTCCCCCTATCAGAGATCTTAATTCTTTCGTCCGCCTACTCAGAAAATACGGGTACAAACACAACAGCGCCGCTCGAGCAGTTCGAAGTGTTATCGTCGGCTTACCCGCCGATGACCACACCGCTCCACTGGCTTTGGGCGTGGTACCTCGTACAGGAAGCAGAAAACCTACGATGGATGACCGGGTTAACACCGAAACCGTTCGAGGAGTGGGTATCGCGGTACCCACGCGGCCAGGCCGCCATACTCAGAACAGCCCGGAAAGATCACGACGTGCTTGGTCTCGACCTGGTCCGCGCAAGCCTGGTGAAGAACTTCATAAAAGTCGAGACCACCGTCAGAAATACCGACCCGCGCAACATTTCACCACCCGATACTTCACTAATGGTTCTGCTGGGACCGGTGATAGCGTCGATGGACGAAGCGGCCCACAACTGCCCGTACATGGTGAAAGGGTTGACGCCGGAGGAGAGGGACCAAAAACTTAGTAGGTTGTTGGAGTTCGACGCGTTTGCAGACATAGACTTTGACCGGCTCGACAAGTCTATTGATGAGATGCTGCAGCGCG